CTAAATCTTTATCATTAGAAATAATTAATGTTTTTTCATTTGATTCTTTAGACAACACAGCAATTAAATCATCTGCCTCTGCTGTATCAACCTGAATGGTTCTATAAGGAAAAAAATCACTAATATCATCTTGCATACTTTTAAACATACGCATGATTTCATCCCAATCAATTTGTGATTCATCACGCCCGTTTTTTCTTACCCATTTATATTCAGGGAATAACTTTTCTCGCCATGATTTACTATCATAACAAAGGATTATTTCCCCGTACTCATGCCTAAATTTTACATTATAAGCTCTGAGTGTATTCAATACCAAATGCCTGAAATAATCTTCATTTGGTATTGAATCACCTTTCAGATCCGCATGTAATGCAGCAAAGGTGATATTACTAAAATCTACTAAAATCACTGTTCTCTCCGTTGATTTAATAATTCGTTAAGGTCTACAGGTTTATATTCTTGTATTACATATAACTCACAAGTAAATAACTCAGTGCTTCAATATTTCCAGTATCAAGACAGGTAATAACAGCATCTTCAAACTTATCGAGTTCTAACGATTTCATAGGTGTAACAATATATAAAAAATCTGTATAACTTATTAAATCATAATCATAAATGGAGTTAAAAATGTCTACTATTTGTTTCTCTTTCATTATTGTTCCTTGGGGCAATTAAGCCCCTATTATTTTTGTTTTAATCATCTAGGTTGATATTTGCAAACGGATCATCTTCTTCTACGCCAGAGTTCACAAAAGGATCAGCTTGTTTATTGCTTGCTTCTTCTGTGTTTGCAAACGGATCATCTGATGATTCCTCACTATGCGTTTCTGTTTGTGTTTCTTGTTGTGTTTCAGTTTTCTGTTCGACTTGAGTGCTTTCTTTAGGAGCCTGCTCATCTTCAAATGGGTTTTGCCCTGCGGCTGCGGCATCTTCTGGTTTGAATTCTTGACCCATAATGTTAGCAACATATCTAGCACCTAATACATTGATCATATTCTGATGTAATTCTTTATATGGCTTGTAGTTATCATCAGACTCAAATTCCGTTAAATCATACATACTTTCATATAATTTCATTTGAATTTCTTGATTGCCTTTAGCTAATGGACTAACGTCCTCAAAACGAGAATCATCATAGCTCAAACCGTAGTTTCCCTCCTTTGAACGGATACGCAAATTTGCACCCTTGTCCCAATCAAAGAATGTAACAGGAGTTTGATCTTCATATTCAGGGAACCAAACGCTTTCTAGAATTTTATGAATGGCTGGTCCAAATTCATAAAGGAATACTTTACCGTTATTCTCTGGTGCAATAGGATCATTAAGCACAACGATATTAGCAATATAGCGTTTCTTGACGTTACGAATACGAGCATCTTTAGCCTCTAATCCATGTTTTCGTTCATGATCAGGAATTTTATCCCAATGCTCTTTATTTAGTTGACCAATAGGATCATGTTTACCAATACAAGCTAAGTTGCGGTGATGATAATACTTGTTATCTTTGTTAAAGTTGAACTCAGTCCACGCCACCCAAGGCACAGCAACATTACCATCAACATAGCGAGGTAAAAATCGAATTAATGATGAACCAATTTTGGTATCGCTACTGAATTTGTGTTTCCACATACGGGGATCAGCAGCTTTTTTTGATTTTCCTTGTGCTGATTCTTTAAGTTTTGATGAATTTGTTTCTTGTGTTTTTAATTTTTTGAAATCTTCGATTGACATTTTTGTCCTATATATTTACTTAGTATTGTTGTTAGTTTCGTAAAATCTGCACGGATAAAATCTTGATAGGATAGGATTTTGTATCTTATTTCTTCATAGGTGAAGTTATCTATTTCTTTATCAAATGTTTTTATTATGCTTGATTTTGTTATTTTATTTATAACTGCAATTGTATTCATGTCAATTTTCCCTCCGTTTAGACATTGTAATACAATAGGTAATGCAGTTGATTTTGTTCTGAATAGTGGTTTGAATCCATAGCCAAGATTGACTAAATATTTTAAATCTTTTTCAAAGTTGTAGGATAGGTTTTGCATTCTTGATTGATGTTCACGATAACAAACTTCTGTCATAGCAGCAGGGTGATTATTACCTTTAATCATGTTAGCCATGAAGTAAGTAATAACATCACCCTTTGGATATTTTTCTGAGATTTTATAGAAGAAGTGTTTGTCTATGCGTTCATCAAATTGGTCTTGGTTATATTTTATCCTGACACCATCGAAAATATTGTATTTGTTTTTTGGGTTGAAGTGTTGCTTCATAGCTATGTAAGCCTTAAATACACCCAACCCTGATAGTTGTTGATGGATCATGCAAAATTATTTCTGTTCTCCTTGGTTATTCTTATAGCGAGTAGTTCAAACTGTAACTTCTAAACTAAACAGTTTGAACTCAATAGAATTACAATTTTTATAAAGCCGTTTAAATCGTTGTAATGACTTAGCAGCAGCTTTAGAAAGCGTTCGATAATTAGTACCAAACTGATCTTTTTGCATGTACTGAATACATGCACCGTTATCCATGAATAACATATCTGGTTTAATTTTAATGTGATCTCTGCCTAACTTTAGGTACATAATCGTTCCCGTAAATAAACTAAACCATCTTTGGCTTTAAAATGCGTTACATCTTTAATACACATATAGCGATAATCGTTATCGTATATGCTGATATAATCACCCTCATTTTCTAATTCTTGGATCATCCCAATTTGAGCATCTTTTAAAGTTTTAAAGTCTTTGTTTAAGCGCTCTCCGTTTTTCTTGACTATATATTCCATATTCATTCCATCCTAAGCTCCTGTATCGAATTCTAAGGCGTTAAAATCTTTCAGATGATGAATCACCTTATGAATATATTTTAACGCCTTAGAATGGCTTGTATGAGCTGCTATGATATAAATAAACCATCGAGTGATGGTTGTTCCTCAGTCTCCCAACCAATGACTTGAGTTATCCCTTGTATTGGTTTCAGAAACGTCTTGTAATACATTATTGCATAATCAACTTTATGCGTCAAGTTAAATTCTTTGGGGAATCGATCCACAAATCCTATAATGTTCTGCTGTAATCTATTTGGCTCCTCTAAATAAACGTACTTCATTTTATCAGCGTTTCTGATCCTTTCGTAATCTTCTAATCCTAAATTATTTAACTCGTTGTTATAATTTATAGCAGCTCTTGAATTAAACGGTACAGTAACATCCGATCTAAATGAACCATCAGGTCTACAATAAGATTCTTCGAGTTTATTAACACCTTTAGGTGCAGCTATCGCCTCTACTGGTTGTGTTTTATGAAACTCTTTAAAATATTTAATATAATTCTGCATCGCTAACTGATCCCCGTTAAGCATTAACTTAACAGTATCTTTCATAGCATTGCGACAAATTTCTGGTGTATCGGATTTTACTAATTCCATACCAATAAATTTATAATGAGGTTCTGAATATCTTACACCCTCATTATCCCAAACTGACATTGCATATTTTTTCTTCTTGATAAATATAGCAACATCACTAATAACCTCTCTATCCATAAACATAAGCTGCTCGAACGCATTTGAGTATTGCTTTAATTCATCGTAACCATTTTTAATTATTGGTTGAATAATATCATTACAAAAATCATCTAAATATTGTACAGCTTCAAGCTTATTATTTGTGTCTATATTATTAATTCTTAATAAATCTTCAAAACTCACATAAATTGAGTCAGTATCACCATAAACTATTGATTTTAAAGAAGTTTTTCCTGTTAACTCAATTAGTTTATTATTAATTATGTCAGCTATCCATTGAATTATAAGTTGTCCTGATAATGTAACACTTTCAGCTAATCTAATATCATATAGACAGAATGCTTGGTGGGCTGTTGCTCCGTAATAACTATTGAGTAATATTTTACGAACCATTTGTCCTGAGTTGGCTAGGCTATGCAACTGTCGTTCTTTAGCTAATTCATTATCTAAAATTTCACCAGATTTTATTCTATCTAATATCCCCTCAATATTATCTTCATGCCTCAACATTTCCTGTTTTATACTTTTGCGCTCGTTATATAAAACTTCCATAATTTTAGGCGCTATCCCTTGCTTATCATTTCTAAATCCAACACCTGACGGACACACTGAATGACCTAAACAGTCTAATGGTTTACGATCTAGAAATGATTGTACATTTACATCAAAATGCTCATTAGATATTGTTTCTGGTGATATATTAAATTGTCTTATAATAGATGGGTATAACGATGCTAAATCAAAACTGCATACCCATCTGTGTAATCCAGCAATGGGTGCTCTAACAAAACCACCATCATAATCTGATGGTATGCTATCTCGTTGACTTGGTAAAATAACATTATCATTAATCGTATACTTATACATGATGTTATTCCAAGTCATAACAGGGGATTTAACATCACCAAAATTAATACCAGCAAAATAAGCAACAGCAAATGTTACACCAAAGAATCCTAGTTTATCATCCAGCTTTTTAACTAATTGAACATCAACTATATTATATACTTGATATTTTTGTGGATTAATTTTATGTAGAGTTCTTAAATCTGATGCTTCTTGAGTGAAATCTATTTTGGTTGTTCCTAATTCAGCATTAGCAATAAATCCAAGCTTATAGCTTTCTCTTGGCTTGAACCTATTCTTTTTATATAACTCTAAATAGTCTAAATCATTAACACCTAAAATATTGACTTCTTGATAGGGCTTTCCGTATAACTCTTTTTCTCTTATATCAACAACACCCCAAGGTGACAATTTTTTATAATCTATCCCTAAGTTATTCATCCTATTAACAAGATAAACTATATCAAATCCCTTGGAGTGCCAACCACTAACATTAACAGGATAGTTACTTTGCCAGAATCCTAATAATCCTTTAAGCAATAAAACCTCTGAGGTAAATTTAACATGTTTAACATTCGACAAACCATGAGTTTTCAATAATGGATCATCTAAATCAAAATCGTATAATGATAACAAATAATAACAATCGGTAATATTATCATAAATTGTTAACGCATCTACACACCATTCAGCTTTCATAGGTTCAGGGAAACCATGTTCTGACGGGCATTCAATATCAATAATAAATGTTCTGATTAATTTAGGATCATAATCGGTTGTTTTGAATTGTTCATGTAAAAAGGTTAAATGAAAGTTTCTGTTTCCATAAAAATCTGTTGTTGTTTCTCTTGATTCAAAAATTTCATTATTCGCCTCTTTTATTGAGTTGAATTGTTTTCTTGCTAATGGATAATTATTAACTAGATCATGGTATTTGGACTCCTTTGACGTTTGTAAAAATAAACTAGGCTTATAACCTTTAATACGTTTTTGTTGCTCTTGGTTATTGTCGTCTATATATCTTAGTAATATATCATTTCCGCGTTTTCTAGAGTCTAAATAAAACATTTTATTCCTTATACTTTAATATGATCAGCTATTCTGTTTTTAGCAATTTCAAAATATTCTTCATCTTGTTCAATACCTATAAATCTGCGGTTTAGATTTTTACAAGCAACTCCTGTAGTTCCACTACCTATAGTAAAATCCAAAATAGTTTCATCTTCATTACTATATGTTTTAGAT